CAAATCCATTTACAAGTAACCAACCAACATCATAACTTGCATTGTGAAATATTTTTGTTGCATCTGTTTTTAAAACATCTTGCATCCATGCGCAGGTTATCGAAAGATCCATATTCCCACCAGCATCATGAGCAATAGGGAAATACCATTGTTGTCCAAGAGCAGCAACTGCAAAACCTACAATGTGTCCATCAAACGTTGCCCAACCTGGTCCTTTAGTTTTTATGTTTGGATCCTTCGTCTCTAAGTCAATTGCAATCTCTGTTGCTTTTGATAAATCTGGATACTCTGCTGGAGCTATCCAATCACTGTCATTGTATATAAAATTTAATTGATGGGTCATTGTTTTTTCCTACTTAAATTTGCATCTTCAATTGATACTGCTTTTTTAAAAGGTATATTTAATTCGAACAAAGCACAGTCCGCACAGTAATAATTATACTCGTGTACAATTACTGCAACTACTACATCGCAACGTTCACACATAACCAATTTATTTTTTTTCTTTCCCATACTAAAAGTTATCCCATTCTAAATATTTTTTAATAATATCTTTTGGTAAATACTCTTCAATATCATAATTTTGTTTTTCTATATTAGGTCGAACAAAATGTAAATTAGAATATCCATAGATAGTATCGTTATATTTAACACCATTTAATTCAAATGGTTTTATGTTTGAGTAAGTATGTTGAAATTTTTGAATATTAAAATAATTATAAATTTTATTAACATTTATTTCCGTGTTATTAATCAAATCATCATACTTTATTAATAAATAATTTTGTTTTGTTTCTATAATGTTTTTGGTTGATAACCAATCTTTATAAATTTTACCTGACATTGGGTTCATCATTTTTTCTACGAATTCTCTTACATTTTCACAATTTGAAATTTTTACAAAGGAAGCTAATACTTCTATTAAAGGCCTAACTAATAAAATAAATTTAGGTTCAATTCCATATTTTTTTAACAAATGTAAATTTGCAATATTTCCCCAACTAGATCGATCAAAAATAGTTTCAGCTTCTAGATTTTCATAGTAATTTTGAAATAATTTTTTTATCACATTATCTATACCCGAAGTTTCAGGAAAATTTTTAATAAATTCACTTTCATGCAATTCAAATAAATTGTTCATTATTGTTGAAACGCAACTATTAGGTGTCACTGCTATTTTTTTGTTTTGGTTTAATATGCAAGATAAAAGAGTGTTTCCAGATCTAGAGTAACCCGCAAGAAAATAAATTTTTTTCATTTAATTTTTAAAATAAATATTACCTGATACAGTTATTCTGTAATCATCACTTGAATAAAAAGGATGAACGCAATGATTCAAATAGGATCTAAAAATTAATCCAGTTTTCTCCCAAGTTTTATCTACAGCAATATTTTCAGTTCTAATACAACCTTTACTGTTTTGGTCTATTTCTAAAAATTGTAAATGCCCAGCTAGGTTTACATTTGCCTCTACTCCTGGTCCTTGTTTTAATTCATCTTGACTTAAAAAAGGTATTTTTAAAAACAAAATAAAACTAAAAACTCCATTGTGATTGTGTATTGGATTGAATTCATATTTGCTTTGAAAATTTACCCAAAGATTTCCTAGTGTAAGTGGTTGATTGTTAGGAAATAAAATATCTATTTCTTTTAAACTATCAATTAAATTTTTATTTTCTATTGCTTTACCTATAATAAATTCTTCATATTTTTCTCTAAAGTCATATAAGTTAAATTCCTGTTTAATATTACCTATCAAATTTTCATTATATTTTTTATCTGAATCTTTTATATCTTCCATAAGTGCATTATAAATATTATCTGGTAAATTAAATTTGTGAATCATCACTTATGTTTTTTAACATCTTTTAAATGTTCTATTTCTAAATCACAATAGTGTTTTATTTTTTCTAGATCTTCTATTTGTTTTCCCTTGAATAAATATCTACAAACATATTTAATAACGTTTGCTTGAAATGGGTTTAAACCATTTTTTCTAATAAATGTCCAAGGTTGAATTAAAAAATGTTGGTAGTGAGATCCCCCAATTTGTCTGTCTTGTGGAAATGCTTCATCGAACATACTTTTATCTGACATAGTTAGCCTCATATTGTTTGTAATATTTTCCTAATGGAAAATTATATTGATGATAAGTGCCCAACAGATGGAGAGTGCTTTTAGATCTTGTGGCACCTGTATACCAAACCCTAAGTTCTTTTACTTTTTCTGCTAAATTCTTTTTTTCAAAGTGTGATGGAAAGTTACATTTGCTCGCCAGAACAACATTGTCTGCTTCACCACCTTTTACTTGGTGTATGGTATCTATAATAATTTTAGGTGGTTGTGATAAATCTACACCTTCGTTCATAAGTTTTTTAAAATATTGTTTATCTTTATCTTTAAATTTTCTTTTAAACACTTGATTCCATTGACCTTTTTCATCACGCATGCCACACCTTAAATGTAATTCATCAAATGTAAAGACTTGATTTGGATGTGCAAAACTCCATTTTTTACTTTCCGCTGACCTGTATCCGTGGTCTATGTTTAACAAATACTCATACATAGTTACAGCTTCTTCTCTATTGATGCTGCCACCATTACAAATTTTTTCCCAATAATTAATTGCAGAAAACTGATTAGGATCAAATGATTTATTATTCTTTTGGTCCTGATAATATAAACCAAGGTTCCTTGCCTCCTGTTGGAGTTCTCTCTTTACGTCATTAATTCTAGCTAATACCATCCAACTTCCGTCCATATCCCAAGGTACTTTTTTAAGACCACCCCACCTGTACACATGGCCCTCTTTACCATTGGAGTGAAATTCTTTCTGTATTCTTTTATTACCCATACTATTTAGTAAACATTTAGAAAAAAAATGTATATTTTTGTTTAATCTAACTGATTTTTTTAACACCAAAGTTTTGCCTGGAAAGTTTTGAAATAGGTCAACATCTGCACCATTCCATTCATATATAGCTTGGTCATCATCTCCTGCAATATAAACTCGCTCTACTGCTTCAGCCATTTTAACAACCATATCCCACTGTAAGGGTGTTAAATCTTGAGCTTCATCCACCATTAAAACTTTAAAAGGCACTACAAGGCCATCATCAATAAACTTCTGCACCATATCTGTAAAATCTAATCTATCCGGTGTCCGGTGTCCGTTATCCATCTCCATTGTTTTAAATTCTTCGTAACCTGCAATGATTGATTTAAACTGTTGTAGTCTAACTGACTTTCTTGATTGTTGTTTGTACAGCCACACAGGATCTACTTTCATGTTTCTTGCTCTATCATATATTTGAAGCGACCAATTATTATATACTTTTTGATCATCCCAAGTGTCTTTATAACCTACCTTGACAGTTCCATATTGTGTATGAAACATCAGCAGGTCTGCCTTTGGATCTAATACGGGAATTTCAGCAAACTGTTGTCTGGCCAAAGAATGTAATGTTCTAAAATATGAGAAAGCATCTTCGTCATAACCTTTAAACTTTTGTCTAACCCTTGCAACACATTCGTCCACAGCTTTGTTAGTAAAGGATACATAACAAATCTCGTCTGGAGAATAACCTTTCTCAAGGTATCTCTTAACTCTTTTGAGTAGGTTTTCTGTTTTACCTGTACCAGGTGGGCCAAATATTTTAATTGTCTTCCCACGCAGCTTTTGCTTTAGTAAATTTGACATCTTTATTTTTGTGTTCCATTTGTTTTGGTAGAGTCACAACCCAATGTCGAGTCTGAATTCCTTTAAACTTAGCTTTAGGAAGTGCTTTACCTTGTTCTAAGAATCTAGTGCATTCTTTTTCATTCCAATTATAACCCATTTTTTTCATAAAAGATCTAAACGTCTCTAGCTTAAATCTCATTTCGACCTCATCTTTCCATATATTACCAGAATCAATTTGATCAAATTCGGTAGTATCTTCCACATCTTCAATGAATTTTGTCATTCTTGAATTAAATACATCCTGTTGCTCTTCTCCTGCATCAAATCCCTCCATGTCTTGTTTATTTTGTATTAACTCATCTAGCCAATCTCTGTAAGGATCTGGATCTCTTTTACTAGGTTTCAAAGCTCTCCAAACAATATCATAATTTAATAATTGTTCTCCTAACAACTGCTGTTGGTATAATTGTTTTGTACTCAATCTAATTGATTTACCTTGTATAGGCAAAATCCAATAAGGTTCTGGGTAAGAATTTACTTTTAAAAGTTTACCAACCTCTGGTAAAGCTTCATTTGATCCAATACCATGCTTACGTCTTAAACATGTGCTTGATGAACAATGCATTCTTGCAATAGAAGTTTTACATTTATAAGCATACTCTTTGTTCTCGACACCCTTAAATATATTATTTAACTCCTGTGGATGTAATGGTTCAGAGCATACCTTTGTCATTAAATTTCTAGTCCAATCTTCATACATAACTGGATCTGCATTTATCTTTTTTGCCAACACTGCAACATTAAACATTGCATCATTACGACCTTCACCTTTTTGAACTTTGTTTTTCATAAAGTTAACTACGCAAGGTGGGTAGTCCTTTGTTTCATCGTCTTGAAATATTTTTAATTTATTAAACTCTTTAGGATTTAATCGATAGTCAGCTACAAACTTATATAAGTTCTCTAACTTTATAGAATTACCATCGTTGTCCATTGCAACTCTTGTTGGCATCTTAGCCTTTTGATAAGGCAGATTGACAAAGTTACCTTTTCTTTTTTTATTCCAATCTTCCGGTGTCAGATCTACTTCATCCTGTGCGGGATAAATATCTGTAGTAGTATCATTAACACCAAGATCAGATGCTAGTTCAATTAATTTTTTTCGCATGGATGATGCAGCAACTACACCATCAATAAATAAAATTAAATGGAGTCCGTTGGATTTTGATCTGAATGGGATGAGTGGGTATTTCCTTTTCCGTATAATCGATATAACGTCCTTATGCTGTATATTATAACGATCAACATCGATGACCCCCCAACTGCATGTATTATCATCTCGAATGGGAACGCTTCCATAGTATTTTTCTCCTTTTAAATGTTCTAACCAATCTTCCCTGGTCATAGGCCTAGGTTCGACCCAATGTTTAAATTCTTGCTTACCATCACGACTTCTTGTTTGTCCTAATGGTCTGGAAGCACCAAAATATGTAGCAGAGCCCTGGAAGAGTTCTACAAACTCTTCCAGGGTGTTGTCAAGTATGTCCATATTAGAATGGAGTTTTTTCTACTTGTTCTTCTTTACCGTGGTTAACTCTGACAGCACCTTTTTTACATGATTCGTAAAACTCATAAGCTGCTTTAATTGTATCTTCGCTCTCCACTGTACCCAAGTGTTCTATCTCCCAACCGTACCAAGAACCTAAATTGTTTTTTTCTAAAACAGTTTTAAGTGTGTACTGCTGAGTGAATGGTGCAGGTCTAAAGAAACCTTTACCGTCTTTTCTTTTCTGTCTCAAAGACATCATCATTGAATTCCATTTTTTGGATTTCTTTCTTTGAGTAGATTTCATAGTAATCATAGCTGTAGAAGATTTGTCCTCTTGCACTATCATAACGTAGTGAGAAGCTGTCTCTTCAATGTAATTACCATTCTCAAGCCTATCCTTACCATCGTCACCTCTGGTAGTTTTAGTCATGATATCCGAATCAGATGCATATACATTTACAGGAGCAACAGCACCTTTTTCTCTGTCTCTCCACTCAATGTATTCTAATTTATAATAACAAGGGATAACTGTTATACCTCCTGCGCCATCATAAAGTTCATCTGTTACGGTGTTGTAGATCATTCCAGGTCTTGCTTCAGGATTAAACTGACTATCACCTTGCGTTACTTGTGGTGACAACTGTCCTAGAACTTTAAGAAATGGTAATGCTAAACTCTTGGAATCTACATTATCAAATCCAGCATCAGCAAATTGCTCTAAATCAATATTTGCAACTGCTCCTGCTTCTTTTTTAATCGCTACTTCGTTCGATTGTTCGTCTTTTATCTTCATATTATTACCTATTATTTGTTAGTTATTTTCGTTTTATTTGCGATGTATACACCGAACAAATCAAAGGGTAATTCTTTACCAGCTTCAACTTGCTCTTTAACAAAAGCCTTAAGAGTCATAGGTTCAACTTTTTCTTTTTTATTATAGTTGAATCCATGTTCTTCACAGACCTTTATCAATTCAGAGACTTGGTTGTCTTGACCTCTATTGAATGAAGCGGTGACAGTGTTCTTGATTATGTCTTCGAACCCCTTACCCCTTAACCAACTGAAAGCCTCATCAACACGTGACTCAGGAATTTTTGCTGCATAGAATGGTTTTACTTCAACAGTAGAACCATCACTTAATTTCAACAAAGATACACCTGCTTCCTGCATCATCTCTGGAATTATTCTCTCTTCCATATCTCTAGCTTTATGCTTTAGAAGAGAAAGACTTTCCTCGTCTTTTTCAATTTGTTTTTTTAATTTATTGTAGTCGTTACACTTTTCTGAAATAGACTTAACACTATCTTGGCTAAGATCTATTTTAGACATCTTTTCAATATCTAATTTTTCCATATTTTCCTCCTGATGGGGTCTTAAATTATTCATTTGATCTTTGCAAGAAAAAAATATAAAAACTTTCAAGATGTGGAAATACCCCTATAAGACCAAGCCGTATGAGCACCAACGGAATGCTCTAAACGATTCAGCTGAAAAAACTGAATGGGCTTATTTTATGGAAATGGGTACAGGCAAAACTAAAGTAACTATAGATAATATTGCTTAT